GAAGAAGGCCGGGCAACTGATGTGCTGCTGCCGCTGATTCATTCGACAGCACGCCGGCTTGCCAAGGTTGAATCTACTGCATTGACCAGGGCAGTGAAGAAGCATCTTGAAAAGGCAGACGATGGTGCTGCGTTCCTGACATGGGCAGATGAATACTATGACAAGCACGCAGCAGTGCTGCGTGAAGCGTACACACCAGTCATTGAATCATTGATGATTGCTGAAGGCCGTGCGGGTGATGCCGGCCTGGAGGCTGATGAACTGGCTGCGTTTGTTGTTTCAGAGTCATTGCGAGGCATTGGCCTGATTGTGAAGGAAGCAGAAACATCCATTGAAGCGGCAAGCGAGTTGCGTAGGGTCATCGCTGACCTGCCAGATGCTTCAAGGAATGACATTGAATACAGGCTGCTAGGCAGCAAAGGGGATAGCGATGAATGATGAAATCAAGAGCCGGAATATGGAATACAGAACGGCAACAATGAACATAGCCGAACTGAGGCTTGATAGCCTGTCAGCAAATGACATCTCGCCGGCCATCACAGGATACGCTGCTGTGTTCAATACACTCAGCGAGGACCTGGGCGGCTTCAGGGAGCAGATTGCACCAGGAGCCTTCAAACGTGCGCTTGATCTTGACCAGGATGTACGGGCCTTGGTTGACCATGACCCTTCAAGGATCATTGGCAGAAGCACCAGCGGCACGCTTGAAATGGTCGAAGATGACCATGGCCTGCGTGTGAAGATTGACCCCGCCGACACATCAGCGGGGCGTGACATCATGGAAAGCATCAGCAGGGGTGATGTGTCTGGCATGTCATTCGGCTTTGTCGTTCGTGATGACCAGTGGGATATGATCGACGGCGAGAACATCAGAACAGTCAGCGACATGGATTTGTTTGATGTCAGCGTTGTCACATATCCGGCCTACACGGGCAGCAGCGTCGAGGTTGCACTGCGCAGCCTGGACGATCACAAAAGGGCTATTGCTGAAGTTGATGAAGATATACGCAGGGCTGATGCTATGGCACACTCCAGGGCCAAGCTGCGTATTGCAGAATCGGAATGAAGCATACGGACAAACGGCAGGAACCCTGCCGGCTTGCCGTATTGTATAGGTGTGGTTGACAACCTGGGCCTGGATGCCTTTGCATACCCTCCAGGCAACCACAGACATGTGAAGCACGCCATCGCGGGCACACCGTCAACATTTCAGTTTGTCGATGTGCCTGCGTTCTGCGCGGCCATCATTGAAAACACCAACAAGGGGGATGCAATGAGCATTCAAGAAAAGCGCGAAGATCGCGCAAGGCTGGTCACACAGGCCAGGGCTATTCTTGATGCTGCTGATGCCGACAGCCGGAACATCACAGCAGAAGAAGAAGCACAGTTTGATGCAATCATGCAGGATGCCGATGTACTGTCATCGACCATCGAGCGTGAAGAACGGCTTGGCGGGTTTGATTCGAAGTTGTCAGAAACGACAACCAGGGTCACACGGTTTGAGCCGACCACCAACATGGAAGCGGTAGTTGCTGAGAACATCAGCCCATACGCAACCGACGAATACCGCGATGCCTTCCAGGGCTATCTGCGCGGCGGTCGGCGTGCTGCTGGTGAACTGCGTGCCTTGGAAGTCGGCACGGCCAGCGAAGGCGGCAACATCGTTGATGATGCAATGGGCGATGCAATCGTTCAGAAGGCTGACGAAGTTTCATTCGTTCGCGGTCTGTCCAGGGTCATCACCACCAACAGTGACATGAAGATTCCAGTTGAGTCAACCAAGGTTGCCGCTGCAATCGTCGCTGAAGAAGGTGCATATGGGGAAACTGATCCGGCATTCGGTTCAACCACGCTTTCCTCATACAAACTTTCAACGCTTGTGAAGGTTTCAGAGGAACTGCTTTGGGATAGCGAGTTCGATGTTGCATCCTATCTCGCCCAGGCATTCGGTCGTGCGTTCGGCCTTGCCGAAGATCAGTACTTCCTGACAGGTTCAGGCAGTTCACAGCCAACCGGCGTGATCAACACCAGCAGTGTCAACAACACAACGGCGGCTGCTGGTGCTGCAATCACTTCTGATGAAGTGATTGACGTATACCATGAACTGCCCAATGAGTACCGCATGGGCAATCGTTGTGCCTGGTTCGCTGCTGATGGAACCATCAAACTGATTCGCCAGTTGAAGGACACTTCTGGCGGCGCAGGAACCGGCAACTACATGTGGCAACCAGGGCTTCAGGCTGGACAGCCTGATACGCTGCTTGGGTATCCGATTTATGCAAACAGCAACATGCCTGCTGCAACAACGGGCCTGATTTCAGTGGGCCTTGCAAACTTCGATTACTTCTATATCGCTGATCGTGGGTCACTCCAGGTGAAGCGGCTTGATGAATTGTACGCTGGCAACGGCTACATAGGATTTCAAGCACACCGACGAATCGATGGCGCACTTGTCCAGGCAGATGCGGGTTCTATTCTCACAATGGCTTGATGCCGTTGATGTCCTGAGTTGAACATGGGGGGGCTGCAACGTGCAGCCTCCCCATTCAGGGGCACAAATATGAAACTGACAATCACCAAGGATTGCGAGTGGCGCGGGCGCAAGTTCACACAGGGGCAAACCCTGTTGATGTCCGGCCAGGGCGCAAATGATTTGCTGAATGCTGGCTATGCCATCTGTGACGATGGCCGTTGCGGCCAGTGCCAAACATGCGAGCATTCAGAAACAGCAAGCATGAAGCCTGCTGCTGAACGAGCAACAACAAAGAAGCCGACACGCAAGAAGAAGCCGGCGAAGGATGATGCCTGATGGCTGTGACACTCTCAAGCGGTCCTGGCGTTGAACCCATCACGCTGGCTGAGGCAAAGTCACACCTGCGTGTGGATACAACAGATGATGACACGCTGATTACTTCGCTGATCCTGGGTGCAAGGCACTTCATTGAGAATTACACAGGCCGGCAGATCATCCAAGCGACCTGGGTGCTGAAGCGTAAAGGGTTCTTCACAGAACTGTATTTGCCCAAAGCACCACTGTCGAGTGTCAGCAGCATCCAATACATTGACGGCGATGGTGCAACGCAAACGCTGGCTGCGTCAACGTACACCGTAGATGCCGACAGCAACCCAGGCAGGATCGTGCTGGCATACTTGCAGAACTGGCCGACTGTACGGGATGAAATCCACAATGTCACAATAACATTCGTTTCCGGCTATGGCACAGCAACAACAGATGTGCCTGAGCCAATCCGCCAGGCCATGCGTCTGCTTGTCGCGCACTTCTATGAAACCAGGGAGCCATACATCATCGGAACAAGCGCAGGGGCGGTTCCATTTGCAGTTGAATCCCTGCTTTGGCAATACAAGGTTCCAGAATACGCATGAGAGCGGGATTGCTACGACATCGCGTGACGATACAGGACCGTGCAGAAACCACGGACGATTTCGGTGAAATCGACTTCTCCTGGTCGAACACTGCCACAGTATGGGCATCCATTGAACCGCTGACTGGAAACGAACTGATCAATGCACAGCAGTCTGGAGCGATGGTCACGCACAAGATCACAACCAGGTTCCTGACTGGGGTGGAACCCAAGGATCGGATCACACATTCCAGCAGGACGTTTGAAATCCAGTCTGTCAGGAACTTCAGGGAGCGTGATGTATCCCTTGAAATGATGTGCCGGGAGGAAGTCTGATGGCGAGGAATGTTGGATCAGTTACGCTGCAAGGTGACAAGGCCACAATTCGCGCATTGTCGAAACTTGACGCGAAGATTGAGCGCAAGTTTCGGCGTACTGCTGCAAGCCAGACAATGCGTGTGCTGCGTACCAAGGCACGCAAAGAGGCTCCACGCATGGTTTCCAGCTCTGATCGCCGGCAGAACCTACAACTTGCAATTCTCACAAAGGTCAGCGCGCGTGCGGGCAGGCCGATTCAGGGGCGATTGTTCGTCAACTACAACAAGGGCAAGGGAAAATACGCGCGATGGGCGCACTTCTTTGAGTTCGGTACAGCAATCCGAACTGTCAAATCAGGACCGTATGCCGGCAGGGTTGTGGGAAGTATTGCCGCAAGGCGGTTCATGACCAGGACGTATGAGAAGAACAGGCACAAGGCAATTTCGTTCTTCCAGCGTGTATTGCGTCAACAAATTGAAGCGTATGCAAGAAGCCAGGGTGCAATGAAGTTCACTGGCACAGGCAAGTCATTCAGCGGCGGCGCGATGGTCGCCAAGGATTAGGCAATGGCAGACATTGAACACGCATTGCGAAATCGTATCAGGTCATCTTCAGATGTCACTGATATTGTTGCAACCAGGGTGTTCCCCATTGTTGTTCCTTCAGGCCAAGACCTGCCGGCCATCGTGTACGAATTGGTGATGTCTGATCCCCAAGAATCAAACGACGGCCATTCGGCTTTGACGTATGCACGATTTTCAATTGATTGCATGTCAAAGTCATACAGCGATGTGAAGGATTTGGCTGAGAAGGTCAGGCTTGCAATCACGGGATACAGCGGAACAGAGGCGAGCGTTGTTGTTACTTCGACACGGCACTTGTCATCCAGCGATGAGTTTTCACCACCAGCAAATGCTGGTGAACGTGGCACGCATCATGTCGTGCTTGATTTCAGAATGGGTTATCAATCAGCAACATAGTTGCAAGGGGTATGAGTTATGGCGGCAATTGATGGACATGGGGCAACACTTGTATACGGCACGGCAGGGGGCACTCCTTCCACTTCATTTGGTGAAGTGGTAAGCATTGGTGGGCCGAATCTGTCCAGGCCAATGATCGAAACAACGAACATGGGATCAACGGCGCGAGAGTTCATCGCCGGCGGGTTCTATGATTCAGGCACGGTCGATGTCGAAATACAGTACGACCCAGGCAACACGGGACACGATGCAATGACTTCTGCCATCACGGCAGGGACAGAACATTCGTTCAAAATCACCTGGTCTGATACTTCAACAGCGTCATTTGATGGCTTTGTTGAATCGTTCGGCGTAACTGCTGAAATGGAAGATCGACTGACAGCGAGCATGTCAATTCGTACAAACGGAACACTCACGCTTGCAACAGCATGATGAAAGGGTAGATGTATGGCAAGTCTGACGCGCGATGCAATCCTGTCTGTTGATGACAGGCCAACTGAACAGGTGGACGTTCCTGAATGGGGTGGGCATGTACTTGTTTCCACCATGACCGGCCAGGAGCGCGACAGGTTCGAGGCTTCACTGCTCGATGAGAAGGGGCAGAACAGATCATCAAACATGGACAACTTGCGTGCCAGGCTTGCAACCCTGTGCTGTGTTGATGACGAAGGAAACCGTTTGTTCACTCAGTCTGACATTGAGGAACTTGGCCGCAAATCTGCGCTTGCACTGAATCGTATATTCACGGCAGCGCAGCGGCTCAACGGTATAGGTGAGGATGCCGTTGAGGAATTGGCGGGAAACTGAACCGGCCTGGGAATCCCAGGCGGTTCTATTTCTCACTGGCACTTGCGCTTGGAATGAGCGTGCGTCAACTGTTGGAATCTATGGATTCCAGGGAACTTGGAGAATGGGTGGCATACCACACCTATATCGAAACTATAGGCGACACACGCCAGGACTTGCGCACGGGCATCATTGCGTCAACCATTGCAAACGTGAACAGGGGCAAGAACCGGCCAGCATTCAAACCAAACGAGTTCATGCCGTACTACACAAAGCCGAAACAGACAGAAACACAGATGCTGGAAACACTGAAGGGTGCGTTCGGCCAGGGGGATAAGTGATGGCGGCAACAATCGGCAACCTGTTCATCAATCTACGCGCCAATTCGGGGCCATTGCGCAAAGGCTTGAAAACAGCACAGGGATCTGTTGCCAGGTTCGCAACTGGCATCAAGTCAACATTCACAACACTGACTTCAATGAAAACGCTCATAATTGGCATTGGTGTGGTTGCTGTCGTTGCACTAGGAAAGAAATTGGCAAGTTCAATCGACAAGGTGGGCAAGGCTGCAAAGCGTCTTGGCATGACAACCGAAGAATTGATTGCCATGCGTCACGCTGCTGAATTGTCTGGCGTGACTGTTGAAACATTTGACATGGCAATGCAGCGAATGGTTCGGCGTGTCAGTGAGGCAAGTCATGGGTTTGGTGAAGCAAAGGGCGCGCTTGAGGAACTTGGCCTTGATGCCAAAGCATTGACAAAGATACCTGTTTCTGAAGCAATGGTTGAAGTCACAAGGGCAATGGGTGGTGCTGAAACACAGGCTGATCGTGTTCGATTGGCAATGAAGTTGTTTGACTCTGAAGGTGTTGCGCTTGTCAACATGATGGCTGATGGCGAAGAAGGTTTGCGTGCCATGATGAATGAAGCGCATGACCTGGGCCTGACGCTCCAGGGGCCGGGTGTTCAAAGTGTTGAGAGTATGAACGATGCCTTCACAGCATTCAGCAAAACCATCACAGCAGCAGCACAACATGTACTTGTGATTCTTGCACCCGCCATCACAAAGTTGACCAGGATGGTAGTTGACTGGGCCAAAGAGCAGGGCGGGGCTGGTGTCATTGCTGTGAATGCCTTCCTGGGGATTGCAAAGGCTGTAGCGTTTGTGCTGGACATTGTTCACGCGCTTGTGAACGGGCTGAAGTTTATTGCCACAACAGTGCGGTGGCTGGCATCACAGTGGCTGTACTACTTTTCAACAATAATGGGTGAGGCATTGGTTACTGTCATAGAACTGCTTGATGATGACTGGGGCAAGGCTGCCAGGAAGGCACAGCAAGACATCAAGGCCATTGCCCTGGAAATGGAGCGTGCAGCAGAATCAGATTTCAATGAACTGATGGATGATGCGCTTGGTGATTCCTGGGGCGATTCTGTCATGAACTTTGCCAATGCACTTGTCGAAGAAATGAAGGCTGCGAACAACGCTGAGGTGGCTGTCAAAAGTTTGGGTGATGCACACAGCGGGATGAATGCAGACTTGGAAAAAGCCACGGTATCAGCCGCAAAGTACATCGAAGAATTAGAGAAGCAGATTCGCACGTTTGGAATGTCGAAGGACTCAGTGCAGCGCATGGAGTTCTTGCGTGCCGGAGTTGACCCGTCAATGATTTTGGAAATGGAGCGGCTATCAAGAACACTCAGGCAACAAGAAGCAGCGGCAAAGGCTGCACGCGCTCCGCTTGATGCAAAGGGTGCTGCAAAGTCTGAAGTTGACAGGGCCGTTGCTGGTGCTTCTGTCGAGACTGCAATCGGCGCGGCCAAGTTCGCGTTCGGCTTCACGAAGAACGTCGAAGAAGAACAACTTGAAGAAGCAGAAGAACAGACTGTGGCATTGCGTAGGCTTATTGTACTGGGCAAACAACAATACGATGTGATTCGTGACACGATGGGCGGGCTGCTGCAATGAGTATCCAAGTTGAAGAACTACTGGCTGGGCGTGAGGTGACGTTTTCGACTGGCGCATACAGAAGCGCAAGCAGGACATTCGTCGTGTATTCAGACTCCGGCCAGGAGATAGATGTTTCTGAAGTGCTGTACCAAAGCGGCATTCCTGATGTCGGTGAGTTCATGGTGCAAGGAGCAGCGCATCCAACCCTGCCGTTCATGACTGCACAGGAAGCATCTGTTCAACCGTATCCAGAACACAAGGATGCCTTTCAAGTCACAATCAAATACGGACGGCTGAAGATATGGGGGCCAGACCCGAACAGCGTTGGGTACATGTCATTCAACGCAGATGTGCAAACAGAGTTCAGGGACGTATGGCGCACTTTGCCAAACGTGCCTGACGATATCAACAACCCAGGAGATGATGATATTGGAGGCACTGCCATTGATGTCAAGGGTGAGCCAGTCAGCCAGGCTTTCACAACCACATCATTTGAAATAGAGCATGTTATTGATTACCCGATACCGTTTTCGTTCCTTCTGAACACAGGAGGCAAACGCAACAGCGGTCAATGGGGCGTGTTCAATCCCAACACGGTTCTGTATGAGGGAACCAGGGTATCATCAGTGGGCATTGGCGTGTACCGAATGACGCATACATTCCATTTCGACGGCATGTACCACTTGCGCCAGGTGTCTGTGCCTGACTTCTCAGGTTCGGCTGCGCTCAATGATGGAACCGCATCCAACTACGCACTTCAAGCGTACCCGGTGGTGTGGCGGCAACCATTTTCACAGACATACAACTTCAGCAACTTTGGCGTTGATCAAGTAATACCGCAAACAGGTTGATGCAATGGCACGCTACCCCAGGATCACCAAAGGGCTGAACAAACTCACGCCGGCCTATTGGGCCAGGCTGATGCGTGCATTGAAGTGGGTTGAACAGTTTGGCCGTGCCGCTGAATCAGCGTCTAACAAGACAAGCCACTTTGACCGATTGCCTGAAACGCCGGCGTTCCCTGCTGTTATCACAGCATATGAAGTCGCTGACATTGACCCGATGCGGTACAGATATGATTGGGAAGGTTTATCGGCAAATGATGAGAAGGATTTGTTCACATCTATGGGTGCGACATCTAGCAGCAGCTACGTCAACGAGCGAAGCAAGACCAGGCTGGAAGGCAAGGCAGACGGTACTGGCCTGGGGCCGGCATACAACACTCCTGAATGGGGATATACAGCCAATGCAAACAACATTCTGCCGCCAGGCTTCGACACATCCGAAGCACACTTTCCTGGCGGCGGTTCCATGGGTACTTGGCTGGTTCAGCCAATTCGGCCAAGGTCAATTGTAATCATGTATCTGTTGCCATCCCATGTCAGCAACACATACGGGTCAAGCGAAACTGCATCTGCATACACCAACCTGGTTCCCTGCTTCTGCTTGTCCAATGTAGTCATTGGTGAATGCGCATGAACAGGAACATTTCACAAGGGGCCGGCAAGTTCACGCCCAAGGTGTGGAGGGAATTGAACGATCTGATCAGGTTTGTTGAGAATGACGGCCATGGCCTATCCACGCTACTTCGCACAAAACAGAATAAGTTTGGGCAAAGCATAAAAATCATCCTCGCTCAAATCACTGGATATGAACAAGACCCGCGAAACGAATATGGGCATCTGGAAGATGACCCAGCAGGCGCGCCTGACTGCTGGCCTAGCGGGCAAACCGGGAAATACATTGTCAACAGGTGGGTGTACAACTGGGTGAGGTATGTTCCAGAAACCACGAACAGCAACAGGTTTGTTGCTGCTGGTGATGGTGCGGGCGACGATCCCAGGTTCAAGATGTGGGGCAATACCTCCGGCGCAAATGCTGGAATGGGGCCGGCATACAACTTGATGGAGCAGAACAACCGACCGTGCGGGGACTTGCAAGGCTTGAACCATCCGGATTGCCGTTCGCCTGCCTCTGGCACAGGCACATTCCATGAACGTGGAGCCATCCCAAAGTCTGCACCTGGATGGCCGCCTATCCAAGACCATGAAAGCCATGATCAGAACGACGATGAGAACCAAGGAAACGACGCATCATTTTTGATACCGATTGATTGGAATGTGCAGCCTATTGGCGGCAACCCAATCGTTGTGATGTATCTTGTGCGTGCAGCAGATTCGATCAGCTTCGATTCATACGCCGGCGGTTCAACGCCGGAAATTGACAAACATGGCGTGGTTCCATGCTTCTTCCTGACAAATGCCATTGGGCCGTGTTATTTTTCAAACAGCAGTGGAGCATGGGGGGCCAGGGGCAATACCTGCTACTCCGATTGACATGGGCGAACAAATAGCAAAGGGAATCGGCAAACTCACGCCGGGCCTGTGGGCCAGGCTGATGCGTGCATTGAAGTGGTACAAGCGCAACAGGCGAAACCTGAATGCGTTGATGCGTGAAGCAAAGAAGCGCAGCGGCTTGCCTGAACAGCCTGCAATCATCATTGCCTCATTGCAAGCCAAGTTCGTCAATGCTGCACACTCAACGACATCTGGTGTCCCGGCACAAGATGAATGTGAGTGGCTCGATGATCATGAAGGCGAATGCGGCACAGAATCCGGCGATGTCTGTTCGGGTCCATGTGTGAAATACAAAGATTTATTCTATGGCAGAAGAGTGCCCACCAATACCTGCATGTATTGGTGGGCTTCATCATATTGGGAACGCCTGGATGCGTCTGGGCAGGTGGGCTGGTATACGACTCCTGATACCGTTGCATTTTTCAACACATGGACATGGAACGACACCGCCTGGTACGGCGGGGGAACCAAGGACATGGGAGAACCCGATGATGATACAGCGAACCACGGTGATGGGTGGCAAGAAGAAACAGGCAACTGGCTTGCGAACAACACCGTAGGACTGCCTCCAGCGATCAATGTTGCTGTACTTGGCGCAGTGAAAAACAGTGAACACGAAGAACCCACAGGATCGCCTGGTTGGGACCATTGGTGGTCATTTCGCAACTCATCAAACTGCCGATTCAAGCAAGCACCATTCAACGGTGTGCTTCCACCTGCTATGAAATTGGGCAAATACATTGATGAAGATGGCGAAGAACAATCAACAACCTGGACTGAGTTCAACCCAATTGTAATTGCGCCAATCAACTATCCTCCCATTGTGCCTCTGCATATATTTGAAGGCGATCATGGAGCGGATCATTTCCCACAGAATTGGTCAACGGAAACAACTAGCGCAACAAGGAAAACAAATATGACATACCCGTTCTTCTGTTGCACACAACTTTACACAGGCGGCGGCTGCTGCTGTTAGGGGTAAAAATGCCTTCATACATTCATGGGTGGTGTACAAGTTGCGTCAAGCACGGCGGCTGTGGCAGGGATTGCGCGCAAACATGCAACACAGCGGGGCCGGCGGGATGTTCGCACGCCTGCCCCCAGGATGGGGCGTATACAAGTCGATGGAGTACGGAAACGGACCCATCGCCAGTCCACTTTTCTGAAATGCTTCCTGCTGCGAAGCCTCTAAATATATCAGTTTCAGGTTTGTCTGTGACTTCAGGTGCTGGTACATACAACGTACCAGGACTGACAATGACCAGGGACGCAGAAAATTGCGGTCATTACAGGTGGGCAGGATGCAGGGGGCCAGAAACAGGGGACATGGCTTGCTGTGAACTGTATTTGCCAGATGGGTATTCAAGCGTTTCTGATGATGGTTCCGGAGGCCCTGTGTTCACTGAACATGTAGGTATTTGCAAATGCGCCAAAGGCGGCGGCGACGATGCATCAGATTGTGGCAAAATATACAACATGGGCGGTGGTGCTTTTCCGAAACTGCTTGAAACATTTGAACATGATGGCACGGCGGGTGAGTATGCACTGCCGGCATTCTTCTGCACACAGGACGGCGCACCGTTTTATTATGACCCAGAATACGAGGCCGGCGAAAGCGAAACAGCACTCAACAGTGCGTGCCTGGAGCCTTCGCACAAAATAGGTTTGATGGGAACTTTTTCACGCTCTCCTGGTAGTTTGGGTTCTGGGGTGGGGGATTATGCAACCAGATATGGCGGCGGACCCGAAAACTTGGTCTATATCAGGCAACAGGACATCGAGGATCAGCCATACGCATATGTCACTGCATCCTACTGGCTACGCATACTTGAAATAGGCGATCTTCCAGCAATCGCCGGCGGCGGCGCGGGTAGCGCGGGCGACCTGTCTACCTGGAATCCGGGGTGGTTCACGGTGACATACAGAAAGCAAATGCCCGGATGTGGTTGTTTCCCCACGGGCGTATTTTCCTACTACAGCAGTTCGTTTGCCTCAGTATCTTCGCCTCCAGGCGGGAACAATTGTAGATGCTCCAAGGGCTGGGGTACTGATGTATGGAGTGAGGAGTGCCACTGCTGCACGCCAACCATATTCCAGGGCAATTGCCCCTGTCCTGACTGGGAGGAGAACGGCGAAGAATCAGAATTATGTGGAAGCGCAGACGGCTGGTACAACATTACAGATTGCTACGAGCATTACTGGGACGAGCAATACACTTGTGATGACGATGGTGATTCATCCAATGATCCTGAGCATGTATTCATGACGCATTGTGAAAACTTTGGCGGCATTGGCGGCGATGCGTGCCACACTGAAGTGTCGTATTTCTACAAAACCCTCTCTTGCGTTAGTGGCTGCTATAACTCAAGGAAGTGTTCGGGGCTGGGTTCTGCATGGGCAGGCATATCTGCGCCGGCGTATCAACTAGGTTGTGATCCATGCGGAGACAATGTCGCTGGTTTTTTAGGTACTTGTGACCAAAGTGGTTTTGTTACATCAGTTCCAACTGACTCGGACGATTTCGACAATGGCACTTTCAGTATTGGCAGCGGTGGCACATGTACGGTTTCAGAAATATAAAGGGGCGCAAGGTTGCCAGATATACAATTCCCAAGCGATGATGGAACGCAACTGATCACTGCAAACATTGGCCTGAATGACTCCGGCGAATGTGTTTTGACTGAATGCAGCAAGCGTGATTTCAACTTTGAAACAGGTGCTGCGCCCACGCCGACTACAGACACACAAAGAAAAAACCAAGGCACAGCGGCGAACACGCCGGCCACTCCAGCAACGACAAAACCGGCCAGGGATGATAGCAAGTTCACAATCAAGAAAGCACACAAGTTCATTCGATGCTGGTTTGCAATGATGAGGGAGGGCGCGGTAACAAATGAAGTGTATGAATACAGGCGGGGTGTTTGTGAGGGTGTTGAAGGGTTGAACCCTCCATGCCCATTCAACAAAGGGAAGGAAAACGGCGAACACTATTGCGACAAATGCGGCTGTGGAGAACGCAAGTTTGCCCTGCTCTATATTGATGGGGAACCACCAGGCAACACTGAACGGCTGCACATGCCTGATCCACAGTGCCCCATGTACGCCATGCGGCGTATGCCTGGTAGCGGTTCGCTGAAGTCGGTGGGCGGCAGAATCAAGCAGTTGAAAAAGTTGCTGGTTGCCGCGAAGGAAGAGGTTGTAAGTAAAGGCGTAACAGAAAAAAACACAAACGAATATCTCGCTGAAATAGAGGGGGCTTCAAATGGCAACACGTGAATGGCAGGATGTAGACGGCGATTGGACAAACACGGCAAACTGGTCTGATGCAACAGTGCCGGTGACTGATGATGATGTTGTGATCGGTTCTGGAACCCAGGACATCACAACCAACATTGACCAGAACGGGGTATCTCTTGCATCATTGAAGGTGGGCGAAAACTACACTGGCAAGATTGGCACAAGTGGCACGAAGCTGATCATAAATGCAACAGAGTTCACATTCTCAGGCATGGGCACGGCCAACTACATCAAAGGTGAGTTTGTCACCGTTACCATTATTGATGGCGCGTCAAGTACAACCATGTTGGACATTGAAGGGTACGACGGTTCAGTGCCGATTGATACCGGAGGCATCACGACTCTGCGCGTCCTGGGCGGCAGGGGTACAACCAACATATCAGCCGGGGCACTGGCAGCAATTGAAGCCATCGGCGCAACCAGGTCAACCGTAACGGTGGAATCAGATGTGACTGCATTGGCAACCATCGTCATTGATGCCGGGGAAGTCGAAACTGCAACCAACATTGCAACCAAGGCAACGTGCCTTGGCGGCACACTGACTGTGACGGGTGCAGCGACAGCGGCAGAAATTGAAATCTATGACGGTGCAAGCGTTGACTACAACTCAAGCGGCACAATCACAACTCTTGAATCGTTCGGCGGCACATTCAGCCTGCTGGACAACACCGAATCAAGCGTGACCATCACCAATTCAACCATGTATGAAGGGTCAACGCTCAGGCTTGACAACGCATTGCAGAACGTGACCCTGGCAAACCCCATGACGATCCAAGGCGGGGATTTACGGCTGCCGCCTGGTTCAGAAATAACGCTAGGCTGATGCCCTGGCGGGGGATTCAGGCACGATTCAAGAACGGTGAGGATGCTGGCCGATAGATGCCCTGGCGTGGGTGATCTGCGCTGACCATATGGAGGTCTGAGCCATGACGGCAACGACGAAGAAGGCAGGCACGAAACAGCGCAAGGATCGCGCTGATGCCGCCGACAACATGCGGATATGGGAATCTGTCTGTGAAACCGATCCAGCGTACACCACAAGGATAAACCAGCGCGGCGGCTTCACTGCTATCTGTGCAATGTACCAGCGGCAGGAAGCCACCAGGCGGTTCGGTCCAGAAGGCGAAGGCTGGGGATATGACGCAACACTGACGAACCTGGCAGTTGGTGAACGGCTGATTGCACTGGTTGAATTGCGGCTGTGGTGGCGTGATGAGAAGCATGAGATTCGATATTGCGGTCCTGTTTGGGATTCTGCCGAATGGGAACCGCGCGGACGGTACGACAGCGATGCAGCAAAAAAAGCCACAACGGGGGCGTTGACAAAAGCGTTGGGTTCTGGCCTTGGCTTCAACGCAGATGTGTTCCTGGGCAAGTTCGATGACAACAAGTACATCGAACAGCAGAAGGAGAAGTTCAGCCCATTTGCAGAAGCGGCGAAGATACAGCAGCATCAGCGAGCAGGGAAGAAGCACACTGTTGAATCTGGCACTGCATCAATCAAGGCAATCATTGACATACAGCCGCTGTATGAACTGCTGGTGATCATTGACTGTGATACCTGGAGCAGCAAAACCAAGGAACAGGTGTCAAACACGTTCGCCGGAAGAGCAGAGAAGGAAGGCGTGCCGTTTGATGCAGCGTTCATCAAGGCACAGTGCGAACAGGCACAGGCAAAGATTGACAGCATGGAGCAAGACACATGAACAATGTATGTATCACGGGCCGGATGGTGCGCAAGCCAGAACTGAAGGATGTGAACGGCGCGGCGGTTGTGAACTTTTCAATCGCCTGCCAGCGTGGGAAAGACCAAACAGATTTCTTTGACTGCGTGGCCTGGAACAAACAGGCCGACAACATCGGCAAATACTTTGACCAGGGCAAGCCGATTGAACTTGTTGGGTCACTCCAACAGGATCAGTGGACGAACAGCGAAGGTGAGAAGCGTTCCAAGGTCAAGATCAAGGTTCATATGTTCTCGTTCGTGCTTTCAGACAAGAGGGCTGCCGGTACGGAAACATCATCAACGCCGGCGACCGTGCCGGATGATCAAATACCCTTCTGATTGGAGTGACCATGAAGATTCTCAAAGAAGCCAAGGCCATATTACTGGGCATCATCAAGGTGCTTTCGTTCGTAGGCCGTCCTGCACCGATGGACGCTGACCAACCGGATTTCTATTGATGCCAATGGATCAAATACAACTGAAGAACGTGCAGGCCATGTCAACGCTACTCCAGGGCATTCTGAAGAAGTACGCCGGCGACCCTGCTACCAGGTCGAACGAGGAAATGCGGGACATCCTCCGCAATGCTTCACCGAATGCCTTTGCAGATTGTGAACCGTTCATCATCCGCCTGCTGGAGAATCTAGCGGTTGCCATCGAGGTGTTGATTGATGACCTGGAAACATACAAGGCCGGCAGCCGGGTGTTGCGTGACATCTACCGTTTTGACATAACGAAAAACTGACATGCGGCACACACCTGATCTGCCCTGGAACGATCCGCGCCGAAGGATTGCCAGGGCATTGTCAAAAGCAGTGGCTAGGAACATGGGCAGGCAGACAGACATGTACACAGATGAGATTGCAAGCATGGCAAGGCTTCGCCCAGGGGTATGTGTTGGGTTCTATGAACCAAAGCCACTGGCAGAGATACAGAACTTGACGGCGATATATGCCGGCTACAGGATTCGCGTTCATCGCATTGATGGCGGGGTCAGTGTCAGGGGAATATGACTGAACTGTACGCATATCCAGACGCAGAAACGGCAGTGGTTGTAGCGTTGCTGTACAAGACTGAATGCCTGGCAAAGTACATTTCAGATGTTCGCCCTGCCCTGTTCCAGTCGAACCTGAACCGGGAAATCGTCACTCGTTCACTTGCACAGATCAAGGCAACTGGGAGCGTCTCGCCGGTTCTACAGATTGAGGATATTGACAAGGGGGCACACTCCAAAGATCACACAAGCAAGATGTACAGCCGCTATGTTGACCTGTGCTTGCACCAGAAGATGGTGTTTCCTGGCGAGGTTGCAGCTTGCCTGAATCAGTTGGTACGCCGACGTTCGGAACTGGATTTTGAACAGGCGTTTGATGTACTTGTTCGGCAGCACACAGCCGGCGGTTCTGCCGACGTCGCTGTTGAGGCAATGACGAACCTGGTTGCAAGGTTCGAACGTCACGCACTGGATAGGACGTTGACCCTGGCTGATCTGATGGACACTGACCCTGCCGATGAACTGCCCGAAACTCTGCCAACCGGCATCGACTGGTTCGACGCAGCCATGTCAGCAGGGGCAGCAGAGCGTGGGGACAAGATTGTCATATCTGCTGCACCAGGAGCAGGCAAGACTGCCCTGGCGCTTCAACTGACCTGTGCCATGCTGCAACACAACAGCGACAAGTCAGCACTGTGGGCGATGGGTGAAATGACACCCAAGCACCTGCGCAACCGGGCAATGATGTGCATATCAGGGTTGCCGCTGGATGAGTTGAAGCAGCCCTATGACACGATGGTGGCAACCAGGGCTGAGAAGAAGCGTAGGGCTGTGGAAGCCATGCGTGACTTTGGAAGCCGGCTGCACTTCCTCCAGTCCCCGCTGACACCATCCGCCATTGAGCAGCAGATTGCGACGGCCAAGGCTTCCTGGTGCGTTGTCGATTACATCCAACTGTGCAAGGGTGACAACTCATCAGACAGCCGGCTTGAAGAGTTGGATTCAATCGTTGCCGCACTTGCCAGGATTGCCCAGGCGCAGGGCTGTGTCATGGTTCTCATCAGTGACATGCCCAAGGGTGCAATGATGGGCAGCCGGCGTGACATCTTCGACGCATTCAAGGGCACAAGCGAGATTGCATACATGGCCGATGTTGCGTACACGGGCCATGTCAAGGAAATCGATGGTGATCAGTGCAACGTCATCGTTGAATGGAAGTGCCTGAAGAACCGGCATGGGGCACAGGTTGACATCAATACCAAGTTCGACCGGAAGCGGCAGTTCTTCACACAGGTTGAAGCACATGCCTGACGTACTCATCGGCGGTGAAATCATTGAGCAGAAGCCGGGCAAGGCTGTGCCCGATGTGCAGGTTGTACACGCGGCGCAGCCGGCGAAGCGTGGCACATGGTCGAGGCTTCGCCACTTCTGGCTGAAGAAGGCCGGCAGGCTGTCCAGGTCGGCACTGCTGGTGCATGGTGTCATGCTGGCATTCAACCGGGATGGCTTCACAACGATTGGAGCAGAGCAGATACAGAAGGCAACGGGCCTGTCCAGGGGGAGCGTGTCAAGGGGAACCAATGAGTTGATGAAGGCCGGCTGCATCAAGCGTGTCAAGATCGGCACGAAGTCATACGGCGTGAGCGTGTACCGTGTCAGTGTGATTGAAAGGGGCAAGGCATGACCAGCCTGGCGAACCACAATGGACAGTTCGACATTGTGTACGTCGATCCGCCTTGGCCGATGTACGGCGATCCAAACAAGAATGCAGCAGCCGGAAAGCACTACAGCCTGATGGACATGAATGAAATTGAATCAATGGATTTGGTTTCATTGTTGCGTGATCGCCGGCACGGTGCGTTTTTCGTGTGGGCAACTTGCCCAAGGCTTGACTTGGCGATGGATGCCATTCGTTCATGGGGCTTGCACTATCGCGGGGTTGCATTTGTGTGGGTGAAAACAAGGAAGGATGGTGCAGTTATTGGTGCGCAAGGTGTACCACCAACAGCGACAAAGCCAACCACAGAACTGTGCTTATTTGCAACGACGCAGAAGCGTGGCAGGCCGTTCAAACTTCAAAGCGCAGGGGTCGGCCAGGTTGTTCTAGCACCACGGGGCCGGCACAGCGAAAAGCCAACTGAAGTGCGAGGCAGAATCGTTGAATTGTACGGAGATCGTCCACGCATAGAACTGTTTGCAAGGGGCGACATTGAACCAGGCTGGTCAACATGGGGGCATGAGGCATGAAGCCACACATCTACATTGCCGGGCCGATGCGCGGCCTACCTGGTGCGAACTGGGATGCGTTCGACAGGGTGCGTGACCTGGTAGCGGCACGCGATGCAATCCCTGTTTCGCCGGCTGACCTGGACAGGGAGCAAGGCTTGCATCCGATGGAAGTGTTGAGCGAAACGCAGATGCGTGACTGCATGAAACGTGACTGCGCTGCGCTGCTCGACTGCAACGCTGTTGCACTTCTTCCAGGTTGGATCGACAGCGAGGGAGCCAAGGCCGAACACACGCTTGCCCAGGCGGTCGGCATTCCGACAATGGCAGTGTCGACCAGGACTGAAGTGGTGTGGATTGTCCAC